GCATATCTTATCTACGATATTGGCGAAGTGTGGGCAGAGCTTATGGACATTCATGATCTTTTAGTGCAAATTTTAGAACATTTAAAATTGCAATCAGGAACTAGCATATGAAAGTTTACGTAGGCTACGACACTCGAGAAGATATAGCATATCAAGTTTGCGAACATTCGATTAAAAGACGTAATGGACAAATCGAAGTTATCCCTTTAAAACAAAAAGATTTGAGGGAAAAAGGTGTCTATACAAGAGAAGTTGACAAACTTGCCTCAACAGAATTTACATTTACAAGATTTTTTATTCCATATCTAAACAACTACAAAGGTTGGGCAATTTTTTGTGACTTAGATTTTGTTTGGCGTATATCTCCTACAGAACTAGAACAATATTGTGATGATTCTAAAGCAGTTGTTTGTGTGCAACACGATTATAAACCTAAAGAAGGGTTAAAAATGGATGGCCAAGTACAATTAGTTTACCCAAGAAAAAACTGGTCAAGTATGGTACTTTGGAATTGTGGACATCCTAAAAACAAAGTACTAACACCCGAACTATTAAACAAAGAAACAGGAAAATTTTTACATAGATTTTCTTGGTTAAATGATTCTGACATAGGAAATTTACCTCCTATATACAATTGGCTAGTAGGTTGGTACAAAGAACCTAAAGACGGCATACCTAAAATACTTCATTATACTGAAGGCGGACCATGGTTTGAAAATTATAGAAACTGTGAGTATGCTGATGTGTGGAAGAAAGAATTAATTAATTTATTCAGTGCCTAATATGTTATGTTCAATAAAATACTTAAATCACATTTACAATACTATCCTGTAGAACACATATACAGTAATAATCTTCTTGACATAAACGAATTTGATAGATTATATGAAAACCAATCTAGGTTTAATGGCGAACGTTGGACAGAATTTAAAAACAAACACAAATTAGATTGTACTTTTTTAAATGATCTAAACAATATTAATATGCAAGTAAAGGTACTCTGCTTATTATTTTTTAAAGAAAGAGCAGATAATAAAAAATCTCAAGATATTAAAATAGGCGTCAAGGAAATAAAATATATTCAAAATGCACTTTTAATTTTACCAAATAATCTTTCAACCTTTAATATTTTAACACGAAAAAAACCATACATACGCAGACCTTGTTTACAAATAAACTTGTCATTAAAACAATATAACCATATTATAGGAAACTTAAAATGATTGGGCAACAATTTGTAAACAAGTGTCTTAACACAGAAATTATTACAACTCCATGGGCTCATCAATATATTGACGATACATTTGATAAATCTACATTTAAAAAATTACAAGCACAATGTATTGAAAAATTAAATTTTCCAACAACAGAATTAGTACAAATACATCCAGAAAATTATAAAGAATATGGAATAGATTTTTATAATGAAACTTTGAATATTTGTGAAAATTTATATGAAAATATGAAAGTGTTATGTGGACGATATCCAAAATATCGATGGTTTAAAAACTTAGGAGTCAATGTACATATATCTGTTACTCCACCGTTACCGTGGCAATTTTATATACACCAAGAGGGTATCGAAAAAATTTGGAGTTCGGTAACATATATTGCTCCTGAAAGTAACGTAGGAACCAAAATGTATACAGAACAAAAAGAAGATGCTTTTGTTAAAGAGGCAAAATGGAAGCCTAACAGCACTTTTATATTTTGCGGACAGCAAGGTAAGACTTGGCACAGTTACGAAAGTAATCAAACTAAAAACAGAATTACATTTAATCTTTTTATAATGAAATATCGTGCAAAAAAATGCTTTTATAGTGAGTGATAAAGTTCTAAATCTTCTTTGTAAAGACTATCCCAAACACTTTTAGTGTCGTTATCTAACAAATCAATTGTAGGCAATTTATAATCTATTCTTTTTTGTTTCCAATATTTTGTAACAAACTGCTCTATTCCTAGTTGTTCTCCAACGTATTCGCAAATACCAACCCAATTATCATATGAAAATATTTTTACATTGTTGTCTATAAACATTTTTTGAGGTAAAAAATGATTTTGATATAATTCGTGTCTTATATTTGTTAGTATATCTTTTACCCACTTGTTTAAACTATTGAATTCATTTATTCTTTTACGCCATACAAATTCACTTACTGTTCTTTGCCACGGATGCCGAACAACTGCAAACGAAGTAATTTCATTAAGATTAAAAAATTTTTTAATATATGTAATGTCCATATGTTGTGGTGGCACGCCTCCATACTGTTTATGAGATGCTTTTGTAATATAAGATACATCAACTTTTCTATCTTTTAAATCATGCATGATTGTTGTGCCGCCAGTTTTAGGTATATGTATGTGCAAGAGTTCTTTATTACCGTTTTTATAAAGAGGCATCAAACATTTCCTTTGCTTTAATTAACATTTCATAATTTGGTTTAAATTTTTGGTAACCACTTGCATGGCCAAAATAAGAATTTACACCATTTTTTTTATTATAAGACCAATCTAACCATTCAATATCTACTCCGGATTCTAACATAGCATATATGAGCATCTCATTATCATCACCTTTTAATGTTTTATAATCCAAATGTTTTTTCATTTTATCTACTGAATTTTTTGTTAACATAAACACCCCTGCATTAAATCTATTTTTTTGTAATGTTTCAGGTTTAAATTTTTCTAAACAAGTACCTTTTGCATTATTTTTATGCAGTCTTAAACTGTGTCTTAAAGCTATTCTATCTCGTACAGGCTTAAAAGTATCGGTACTCCGATACTCATCAAATACATTTGGTGCTTTAGGCCAGACAATTACATCAGTATCTAAATATAAAATATGCGTATAATCTTTCCACCATTGATCATTAAAAAATAAATCAAACCGTTCAAACGTAGGATGTATCCAATTTATTTTTTGATCTGTAACTAACTTATAATCTAAATTATATTTTTTTGCATATTGCTTAACTGACTTAACTGAATACTCATATAATTCTTCACTTACTCCAATTTGATTATAAGTTGGATCTTTATATTGTTTTGCAGGAACAAAAAATTGAACAATTAAAGGTTTCATTTATTAAAAATATAATTAAATTCTTCGTTGTTTCTTTTATGTTTAGAATCTAAACGCAACCCTAAATCGATTATTTTACCAACAATATGTTCGTGCTTTTGATCAACTTCAATTAATACAGACTTGGCTTGTTGTATTGTTGATATTGCACCTTTAAAAACTCTGTCCTCAAATCCGTCAACATCAATTTTTATATAATCTGGTTGTGGTAATATTTTTTTACCTACAAGATAATCTAAATGTATTTCAACACACCCGTGATAATAATTTCCTTTAGTATCTACAACATTATCCGCTACTCCTTCGTACATATTTTTTACACCTATATGAGATAATGCAATTCTATTGCTTACTGCAACACACCAGGCTTGACAATTATTAAGTTTATTGAGATTAATACTGTCTAATAAATTTTTATAATTTGCTGAATGTGGCTCAAATGCATACACATCATTTCCAGTTTTAATTGCACTATACAAAGAATATATTCCTATGTTTGCACCAATATCAAAAAATACTGATTGTTTTTCAAATGCATTTAACCATTTAATAGTTTCTGGCTCTTTTGATAACAACCTATCAACTCTATTTTTTATATACGTTTTTTGTTCTGTATTGTTAGCAAAAATTATTTTCTTTTCTCCAATCGGAAAAACAAATTGTTTATTATTAAATTTTTTAAGTTTTGGCATTATAATATTCCTTTATCTAAAAGTATTTCAACTGCAACACCGTTTGCAAATTCTTCTGGTGTAAATTGTTGGTATGCTAATGAATATAACCAGTCTTCGGCCCCCACAAAATACGGATTCTCAATATCCGAAAAATGATTAGCTGAAACAGATTCCGCAAAACTTTTTACATCACATATAGTAGGTATACCCATACATTGAGCCTCCACAGCACTAATGGAACAAGATGTTACACACACCCAGGCATCTTTTAAATCTTCTGCAAGTGAAACTTTAGCTTCGCTTGGTCCTGACGTTCCTCTACCGCGTGGTTTATGTCTTATCTTAATAGGCCTGTCTGTATGTTTTTTAATCTCGTCAACTGTTTCATTTATCCAGTTGGGTCTACCTAAATATTGGTGAATTCCGGCAGAACTTGGACAAATTAAAATATTTTTTCCTTTAAAATTTGGTGCTTGAACTTTCATTCCAAATTTCTCAAATCTATCAGCTTTACACCCTTTTATAAAAGGAACGTGTATTCTATTTTTACAAATACGCCAATAATGATTATCAGATTTTAAATTATTATTGTCAAATCTTCCAAAATATGGAGTATCAGTAAACCAATATGTTTGTTTACGTGCTTCTAATTTTTTAACTAATTGTAAATTATTATTAACAAATCCCCAAAACATTGAATTAGATAATACTTCAATAGCAGTATTATCAAGCACCTTAACTTGTTCTGGCCAGGACTTTTTAACTCCATTAAAAACTTCCCAGGCTTTACTGTTTTTATTATTGTATGGTGCGTAAATTGTTAACATCTATAAATTCTTTCAATTCGTTTGCCCATTTTGTATGCCCTTCGACTGATGGGTGTGGGTCTTTAACACTTACAATCGTATTCTCTTTCATTATAAAATCATAATGATTATTATTAAATTTAAAAAATCTTTTTTTATCTATACTTTCAACTATTTTATTAAAATCGGGATTACTTAAATTAACTGCATTAGGTAAAGCATTATACATTACATATGGAATTTTGTTTAATTTAAAATACGTTTGTAAATTAAAAACATGATCTAAATATTTCATTGTAGCATTATCGTCAATAGCCCATCCAGGATTTGAATTAATAAATTTAAGATGATCTACAGTTTTCCAAGTACGCCAAGTTAAATCCATATTAGGTATTCTCTTCCATTTCCATCTATCATTTGTAACATAATCGTTTCTAAATGAACTAGACCATCCTATAACTGCAAAAGTACTAGCCGAACCGTTCTGTTCAAACCATAATTTTGTAGTAAAGCTGATCCGATCATTTCCTCTACCACCCATAGCAAGATTAAATAATTGTAAATTATATTGTTTGGCAAGTATTTGTGTTACAAAAGTGTTAACACCGTCTTTAGGACGGGGAGTAAGAAAACTACAACCATTTGAAAACAATTTAGACATACTGCTATTTTATAGTATAATTATTTAAAATGCAAACAGTGAAAAATATTACCAGCTTAAAATACTTTCTAGATCGTTTTGATACTCTAGATCAAGGATTTTCATATAATGTAAACTACCATTCTATCGCATCTAAAACTCATTTTAATAGTCTGCCAACATTTGTTGCTGATTTTTATAACTGTTCTACACACAGTTTGCCTCTACTTGTTACTGAAGATAAACATTTAATCACCGAACACGTGTGGCCATTGATACACAAATATAAAAATAAACCTCAAAAAGTTCATAACCTTTTTACTAAATGGGGTGAAACAATTAGTATAGATATGCCACTAGTTACTAAACAATTTAATGAAACTTACAGATATGTTTGGTTGCCTATTGACGAATATAGTGCTGAGAATCCATGGCACATATGGATTGATGTAATATCAAAATTCCGTTTACTTGAAAAAAAGAACGGCTTACCTTTTGCAAAATATGTTTATATTATGTCTAATCCTAGCAAGTATTTTGATAAAGTTGCTAAAGAATTATTTCCTAATGTAAAATATTACGTTATGCCAAAAAATTCAGTATGGCGATTTTCACATTTACTTGTTCCTTCAACAAGCAATTATCTCGATGGAATTACAACACCAAGTATGCCACCATGGTTAAGACATTTTGGTTACAAAAATAAACAAAAACCGTATAGAAAAATTTTTATTACAAGAAAAGGTGCTAGTAATCGAAATATTACAAATCAAGAACAATTATTATTAGCATTAAAAGGCTGGGAAACCGTAACACTTGATAACCTCTCTATAAAAGAACAAATTAGAACTTTTGCAGAAGCAACACATATCTTATCACCACATAGTGCCGGACTTATAAATTTATTATGGTGTGCTAAAGATACAAAAATAATAGAAATACAACATAAAGAATGGATAGATAAAAAGGTATATCCAATCCTTTCACATCATTTAGGATTAAAACATATAGTCTATCTTGCTGAAACTGAAAAAGTTACAATTAAAAAACCTAAAAATAAAAAATTAAAAGATATGGTTAATTTGAAAGTTAATATTCCTCTTCTACTTAAACATTTAGACTAACAGCAGGAAAAGTTTCTTTTAAAAAATTATATATTTTATTTCCTGCTCTATATTTTTTTCCACCTGCTACGTGTAAAAACCATACATCTTTAGGATTAAAAGATATTTTCAACCCATTATTTTTAAAATTAAATCGAGGATCCATATCTTGATACTTAACTCCACTTTCAATTACAGACCAATTTAAAAACTGCCCATCATCACATTTAAACTCTTTATAACGTTTTATCCATGGCATCATTTGATCTCTTACACTACGAGTAACCATCCATACACCTGTTTGAAAAAATATATCTCTTACTTTTTGTGAATTACAATCTTTTATTATAGTATCTTTAAAATTATTATTAATATTAAACAACGTCATTCTTCTATATTTTTTGTATGCTGGCGATTTAAATGCATCTAAATCAGTGTATTGTGCAAATATATCTGGAGCATGATCTAATGCAAACACATCAGTATCTACATATAATATTTGATCGTATTCGTCTAACCATTCTTTATTAAACCATAGGTCAAATCTTTCCCATGTTGGATGCATATAACCAAACTTTGGTTCAGTAACTCTTAAAAAATCATGTCCGTATTTGTTACAATACTTTTTAAAACTGTATTCAGAATACTTTTCAACATCTGTTGGACCAATACCATTAAACTCTGGTTGTGAATAAAGGTTAATGTCTATATAATATTGAATAATGAGATTTTTCATTTTTAATATTTATAAACTGGAAATTACATAATTAAATTTAAATGATCTATTGCGTTAAAACTGACCGACATAACACAGAAAAATATATAGAAAGTGCTAGTAGAGGAATTCGTGGTTCAAAAATAGTACCGTACAACGAAGCAATACAATCTAAAGATTGTGAAAAAGTTGTATTCATGGGATTTTTACGAGGAGGTAATTTAGTATATAGATGGGCAGAACTAGTCGGTATAGATTTTTATTACATCGATCGACCATATTGGGGTGAAAGTAGACGAACACCTTATTTTATGAGATGTACAAAAAATGCTCATGTAAAACTTTTTAATGACAATCGTCCCGACGACCGATTTAAAAAATCGTTTAAAAACCCAATACTACCATATCATAAAAATGGCAAATACATTTTAGTCATACCTCCTAGCCATTCAGTAGCACTTATGTTTGGTGCTCAGTCATGGTTAGATGACACATTAAAAATTTTAAAAGCAAATACCGATAGAGAAATTATTATAAGAGAAAAACCATACAACCCTAAATCATTTTTAGATAGTAAAGGTAAAATGATGCCTGGCAAAAGTGAAAATAAACAACCACAAAAGCCATTTGAATGGGATCAAGTTCATGCAGTTGTAACATTTAATTCATCAATTACAATAAAAGCATTAACAAATGGAGTACCATGTTTTGCTAATTTTGAAAATCCGTGCCAACCAATATGTGAAATGGATTTCGCAAAAATCGAAACACCCAAATATGAAGATAGAGAACCTGTATTTTATTCACTAGCTTATGGACAATTTACACAAGAAGAATTTAGAAATGGATACTACATGGAAATACTAGATGGATATTGAAATTTTTAGAAGAACAGTAAAAGACCGTAGACGCGGTGCTAGTTGGGAACTTCTACAACATATGGCCGAAGGTATTCGTGCTTGTGGAGATAATCCTATTATAGTTAACGAACATAAAACTGGAGATTGGTCAGCTAACGAAATGGAACCTACTGCAAAAATTGGTTGTATGTTTGGCTATGGAGGTACAAATCAAATGCATCATACTAAAGGACGTAGACGAGATTTAGTTGAACGTGCAAAGAAAAAAGGCATTTACATTATTACATTTGACGGTGGTATATTATCTAGTTTTGGAAATACAATAACAGATCCTAATCACCACTGGCGTGTAGCATTGTACTCTCCTATGAGAAATGGAAATTTTTTAAGTGATAATAGCCCGCCTGATAGGTGGGAACATATGAAAAAAATATGGAATATAAAATATGAACCATGGAGAAAATCTAATCCAGAAGATCCTATATTATTTGTATTACAACCAAAAGATAATTGGAGTATGAACGAATTAGATCCAATTGATTGGTTTAACGATGTATATAAAAAATTAAGACCTTTAACAAAAAGAAAATTTTTAGTACGTCCCCATCCAAATCATATGGCGGCAATGGACAACAGAAAAGAAGAGTTTCCAAAAGATGTTGAAGTTATAATAGGACAAAAATTCTTTAGTGGCGACGAGAAAAAGTACTACAGATTTAATTTTCAAAATGCATTAAATAATTGTCATGCTGTTATATCTCACAACTCTACTGCTACCATTGATTCCTGCATCCGTGGCGTCCCTACCTTTGTTACATCAGATCTTGCTATTTGTTGGCCTGTTGCAAACACTGATCTTTTAAAAATAGAATCACCTATATATCCAGATAGAACACAATGGGTTTATGACTTAGGTTATAAACAATGGACAGAAGAAGAAATTAAAAATGGTACAGTGCTTAAACGTTTTAAAGAAAAATTAGGATTATAATGACTTATATTATTAACGACAAATGTATTAAATGTAAACTAATGGATTGTGTAGAAGTATGTCCTGTCGATTGTTTCTACGAAGGAGAGAATATGTTGGCCATTAATCCCAACGAGTGTATAGACTGTGGGGTATGTGAACCTGAATGTCCAATAGATGCAATAGAACCAGATACTAATGAAGATGCAAGTAGCTGGGTTGACCATAATCAAAAATATAGTGAAATATGGCCACGAATTACTAAAAAAGGAAAGCCGCCCGAAGATGAAGCAAAATGGCGAGACGTTCCGGATAAGTTTAAACACTTTAGTGAAAAACCCGGACAAGGAAGTTAATAATGTGTGGAATATACGGCATAACTGAAAAAAATTATGGATTTATAAATCAATATATTCAAATATGTAAACATCGAGGACCAAACGGAGAAGGTATTTGGAATGATGATGATGTTACTTTAGGACATAATCTTTTAAGCATCATGGCTGAACCAAATAAATCTACACAACCTTGGATAACACCTAAAGGAAATATACTTGTATACAACGGAGAAATTTTTAATTACTACGAACTTAAAGCAAAATACAAACAATTTATAGACACTACAGGTTGCGATACCGAACTACTTGCTTGGGGATTAGATAACTTTGATTTAAATTTTATAGACGAAATTGATTCTATGCATGGCTTTGCATATTACAACATAAAGAAAAAAGAAATTATTCTTAGCAGAGACCATGCAGGAATTAAACCTGTATTCTATGCTGAAATAAAACAAGGATTAGTGTTTGGTTCTGAAATAAAAGGTATGTTGAGTAAAGTACCTAATGCAAGAAAAATGGATAAACTTGCTCTTAGTTTCATGAGTAGAACCGGAATTAATGCTTTGCGTAATACTTTCTTTACAGGAATTAAAAAATTACTTGCCGGAGAAACAATTGTATATGACATTACAAATAAAAAAATAAAACAACGACATCGAATATTTGTAAAACCAAACAGCAATAAAAAATTTAATCCCAACGAATTTAGACAAATGGCACATAAAACAGTAAAAATGTGTAGTATCGGACGAAGAAAAATTGGTGTATTTTTAAGTGGTGGACTGGATTCTAGTTTAGTTGCATACGAATTAGGAAAAGTAAAAGATAAAGTTAATTCATTTACAAACAAAATGTATCCAAATGTTAAAGTAGATGAAGATTATAATGAAGATGCAAATTGTGCCTTAATACTTGCAAAAAAAGAAAACTTTAACCACGTCGAGATACAAATTACTCCTGAAAATTTTATGGAGTCATGGGATGATTCAATATACTATATGGAACAACCTGTTTATAATCCAAGTATGTCTATGTATTGTTATACAAATAAATTTTTATCTAATAACGGTATTGTAGTAACCATGGCAGGTGATATGGGAGATGAAATACTTGCAGGATATCCAAAATATTGGAAAATGAAAAAAATATTAAATTCACTATCGTCTTGGGACGACATTTTAAAACACTGGTTAAAAAGAATTAAAAGACCATTACAATTAACTGATACACCAGTTAATGATGAAGAATTACTTGCTGAATTTAAAAAATGTTATAGCGGAGAATTGTGGAATCCTGACGATCCTATTGCATCTTATATGGCTTTAGATTGTGTTGCACAAGTTCCAGAAGAAATGTTTAATCGAAATGACAAGTATGGAATGGCATATAGTATGGAAGGTAGGTTTCCTCTTGCTACAAAATTATTCATGCAATATTGTTTGGACATTCCGTCTACAATAAAAATGGGTGTAGACAAAAGCGATACAAAAATTTTAACAAAAATTGCATATAAAGGACTTATGCCTGACGCAATAATTAATAAAGGAAAAACCGGATGGACGGTACCTGTAGGACACTGGTTAACAACAAATGTTAATGAGAACCTTAAAAGTTTTTATGTAAATGCTATCGGGGACAACAGTAAATTAAATATTATTAAAGCAAGTCAAAAAGCTGGAAAGGCGATTGTACCTGCATGGATAGTTAAAGACTGGATTAAAAAATACAAAATGTATTTTTAATTAAATATTTTTATGAAAATTAAAATAATCACATCATACAAACCAGGTACCTGGGATTCGTTTTCTAAAAGAGGAATTGAATCCATGGCAAAACATTTACCTAAAAACGTTGATATTGTTGTATACAACGAAGAACCAAAACCCGATTATAATTCAGATAGAATTAAATGGATTGACTTGAATACTGCTGAACCAGAACTATTTAAATTTAAAAATAAACATAAGAACGATCCTGTTGCTTGTGGAGAAACTACACCAATTGAAGGTGGCGTAAGACGTCTACCTAATGCTGGAGGTAGGGATAGAGGTAAAGGCTCGTACTTATGGGACGCTGTAAGATTTTCAAATAAAGTATTTTGTGTTATTAATGCTGTAAAAAATTCGCCAGAATATGATTATGTTGTATGGATAGATGCTGACACATATACATTTAGACCAATGCCAATTAAATTTTTAGAAACCCTATTACCTATAGACACAATGCTAACTTACCTAGGACGAGAAAGATTTGAATTAAAAGACGGAGGCAAATATCCAGAATGTGGATTTGTTGGATACAATTTACGACATCCTGAAGTACAAAACTTTGTTAACGAATGGGAACAACTGTACACTACTAACAATGTTTTTAAATTGTTAGAATGGCACGACTCTTTTATACTTTGGCACCTTGCTAAAAAATTTAAAAAAGAAAAAAATATCAAAATAAACGATATTGGCTATGCTAAAGGAGTAAAAGGACATCATGTTTTTGTTAACAGTGAACTTGGCTTATACATGGACCACATGAAAGGCAAACGAAAACAACGCGGAACATCTGCCAAAAATGATTTACGTCCTCCTAGACCTGACGCTCCTGCTGACGTTTCAAAAATTGACTATTGGAAAGAGAGACCAGCATCATGAAAATAAGCGTATTTCAAAAATATGGACCATTAAATTCTAAACCTATTCTTGATGCTTTTATAAAAAGTTTAAAAGATACTAATGAAGAAGTATTAATTAATGACGAAGGAAATTCTGATGTTGCAGTAATTTGGTCTGTATTATGGCGTGGAAGGATGCATAGCAATAAAAGAATATGGGATAAATTCAAACAACAAAACAAACCAATTATTGTTTTGGAAGTTGGCGGACTACAAAGAAACGGAACTTTTAAAATTGGTATTAATGGTATTAACAGAGATGCAGATTTTGTTAATCAAGAAGTAGATGATAAACGTTGGCCTTTATTTAAAAAAGAATTAAAACCATGGAATCAAACAGGAGATAAAATTATAATATGTGGACAACATGATGCAAGTGAACAATGGAAAGGCCTTCCACGAATGCAAATGTGGATTGAGCAACAAATAAAAGAAATAAGAAAGCATACTACACGTCCTATAATAGTACGACCACATCCTCGAAATCCATTTAATATCGACAGAGACAAATATCAAAATGTAAAAATAAGACAACCTAAAAGAGACTGGGCAACAATTGATGATACTGATTTTAGATCAACATTAAATGATGCTTGGGCAGTTATAAATCACTCATCTAATCCTGCAATGGAGGCTGTATTCGCAGGCATTCCTGTTTTTGTATCTAAATCCAGTTTATGTTATGAAGTTGGTAATGCAGAATTAAATGCAATTAATAATCCTGTAATGCCAAATAGAGAAGCATGGGCAAATAAATTAGCATATACCGAATGGTGGCCTAAAGAAATAAATGCTGGTATACCATGGCGTAGAATTAAAAAACGTTTAGAAGAAAAATATTTAATATGACTATTCAACCGGATCAATTAGAAAAAGAAATTAAATGGGAACCTTATGCTGGCGAAACAGTTAATACTAATCTCATAATTCGTGGTGGGAAAAAATATCAAGAAACTGCATTTTACAAAGATAGAGTTAAAGCCATACCTCGAGGTAATGCCTATATTATAGGAAACGGTCCATCACGAAAAGATTTTGATTTAAACACACTTAAAGCAACAGGACAAACTTATGGTTGTAATGCTTTATACCGAGACTTCATCCCTGATTATATTTTTTCTGTTGACGCAAAAATGACTGCTAAAATGATAAAGGATAAAGTTTATGAAAAATGTATTCACTATGCACCGGCTTTAGAAGTTAACAGATATCCAAAAGGCGGGCCTTCGTTATTACATTTAATTCCAAACAACCCACACTGGATTTCAGGTAATGCCGCATTCTGGACCGCAGGAGTTCATGGACACAAAAATATATATCTTATTGGTTTTGATTTTAAAGAATACGGAAAAGATCAGCTGAACAACATTTATCAAGATACTGAAAACTATGGACCACGACACGATCATAAAATATTTGAGGCATGGCTTAAACAATTTAGAGATTATTTAAAAATGAGACCTTATTGTAATTTCTTTGTAGTACATGACGATCCGCCCGACTACCTTAACTATCTTCAAACGGGTACTGATTTAAAAAATTCTAAACTAATAACTTACAAAGAATTTACTGATACAGTCTTAAACCGTGCAATTTAAAATAGTTTCTCCAACTATAAAAATTAGAATTGTGATTTGAGTATGGATCTTTCCATACTTGCATTTGATATAAATGTACCATTTCATGTGCAAGAGTTTCAATAAAATCTTTCCATTTAGGAAATTTGTTGTGTAATTCTATTTTATATTTGATAGGAACGTGATACGGAATTATTTTTTGATTAAATCTTCCTGCTCTACATTTTCTATTATCCCAGTCCGCAATACATAATCCCCAATCAAATTTCATGGAACGTACAGTAATTTCTGGCTCAATTAAGTTACCACCAAACATACCTCTATTCAATATTCTAAACCAACTCTGACATTGTTCAATTGTTGGCATAAATTTTTTAACATTTTTACGTTTTTCCAAGGCTTTTTTAACTCTAAGTCTTAGTGTTTTATTACGTTTTTGTACTGTTCTTTTCATAGGTTGACCGTTTTTACCAAGTATGTTATACTAGTATTTAATCATGAATATGCCAGAATTAACACCCGTTGAAACGCCAAAAACAATTAACGAAGCGATCAATATATTAGCATATAACGATTATTTTTACCGACAAGACCCAAACGATCCAAAAACACACGTTAACCCACATCCAAAAGATAAAGAGACTGTACGTTCTTTAGCTGAGTCACAATATCCGTGGACTGAAAAACAGGGTAAATTAGCCGTAATAATCTTAAAAAGATACCTAACAAAATTTCAAAAATTTAAATTAGACATTAAAGAATTATTAGATGCTCCAATATATAAAGACCCTTTCCGTAAAATAGATTTTGAAAAAAGTATAGAAAAATATATTAACGAAAACGAAGAACCTAAGATTGATTTAAAATTTCCCTACAACAAAAAACTTGTAACACTTATAAGATGTTTAAAAGATAAAAAAGGTTTACCAATGGGCTTTACTCATTATAATGGTGAATCTAAAGTTTGGTCTTTTAAACAAACAGATCTTACAACATATTATCTTACACTAATTGCTATACGTTATGATTTTAAATTTATTGACGTTACATTATTGGATGATTACGATGAAGTTAAAAAAGAAATTGAACCATATAAACAGCCATCGGCAAACTTAATTGCAGGAGAAATTGTATTGAACAATGCTCCAGACTCTTTGCTAGAATATTGGAATAAAAATTTAAAAAATAAAAAACCTTTAATACAACTCGATGCTCTTAAAAACTTATGTATATCTACACGTTGTATAGATATTAAGGCTGACACTATACTTGGTAAAAAAATTGCACATAATAATTCTAATAAACTTTGGCTAAACAAAAAAGAATACAGCAAGAATGAAGTTATTGCAGGACTCATAGAATTAGACTGTTTTCCAATTATAATGCCGGTAACAGGCGAAATAAACACACTGGAAGACATAAAAGAATATTGGAGTTGGATAAATGCATTTGAACGCAGTGGCATAAACATATTAAAACAACTTTCGTTTGGCTTTGAAATTAAAGAACCTGTAAGAGAAAATAAAGTTATTGCTAGTGACTTTGGAAATATTTTTCCAGTTGACAAACTAGATGACGAAAATTTTGGAAACTTATTTGAATTACATCAAATGAGTAAACAATTTAAATACATTGACAATACTACTAAAGTAATTTTTGTAAGAAATAGAATACCACGAACATTAATAAAATCTAAAATTAAACCACGTGCTTCGTTAGTTACATTAGGTGGTGGGTTTTTCTCAGGAGGTAATGATAATCTTAAAAGATTTCTTGAAAATTTACCTAAAAAGTTGTATTATAGTGATAGTCAACCATCCAACTGGGATTGGAATGACAAAATTATAATAAAGCTATGAGTTCATGTAAATTGGTAATTAAAGATGAAGTTAATGTTAAATTTGAAAATTTAGATTTAAAGTGGCGTCAAAAACTTTCTAATAAATTTAAATATCAAGTTCCTTATGCTTATCATTTGCCGGCTGTAAAGCTAGGTAGATGGGACGGCAAGATAAGTTTTTTTAGTTTAGGTGGCACTACATATCTTAACCTAGTAGACCAAATACTTCCAATACTTGAAGCAGGTGGAGTATATGTTGAACTTGACGATAAAAGAACAAAACATAATTTTGAATTTAAATTAATAGATAAAAATTATCTATCAGATATAACATGGCCAGACAATCATCCTTGTGCTGGACAACCAATTGTTTTACGTGACTACCAAGTAGAAACAATTAATAAATTTTTAGAAGCACCACAAAGCCTACAAGAAATTGCCACTGGTGCAGGTAAAACAATTATTACTGCCGCACTTTGTAAGTTAGTTGAACCTTATGGACGTACACTAACAATTGTACCTAATAAAAGTTTAGTAACACAAACAGAAGAGGATTTTCTTGCGTGTAATTTAGATACAGGAGTTTATTTTGGTGACAGAAAAGAAGTAGGTAGATATAATACAATTGCAACCTGGCAATCAATTAATGTTCTTGAGAAAAAAGATAAAATAGAATTTAAAGAAGTAATGCAAGGAATTCAAACAATAATAGTTGACGAGGTACATATGGCAAAAGCAGATGTACTAAAAAGATTACTAACAGGAGCATTTGCAAATGCAGGTATACGTTGGGGATTAACAGGAACAATACCAAAAGAAGATTATGAATTTTACGGAATAAAATGTTCTTTAGGAGACGTAACACATAGAATTCCTGCAAAGGAATTACAAGACAAAGGTGTATTGGCTAAATGTCATGTTAATGTTTTACAAACACAAGACCATCCAATGTTTAAAAGTTACCCAGAAGAATTAAAATGGCTTACAACTGATGATACTAGAATAACTTGGGTAGCACAAACAATTAGTGATATTGCAAGTTCAGGCAACACACTTATATTAGTCGATAGAATTTCTGCTGGGAATTTACTTGAAACGAAAATAAAAGATTCAGTTTTTATATCCGGAGCAACTAAAACATTAGACAGAAAGGAACATTATGATGAAGTGTCTATTGCAAAAAGTAAAATTATTATAGCAACATACGGAGTTGCTAGTGTTGGAATTAATATTCCTAGGATATTCAATCTTGTTCTTATTGAGCCTGGTAAATCCTTTGTACGTGTAATACAAAGTATAGGACGAGGCATTCGTAAAGCAGAAGACAAGGATCATGTACAAATTTGGGATATAACTAGTAGTTGTAAGTTTGCAAAAAGACATTTAACCCAAAGGAAAAAGTTTTACAAAGAGGCAAATTATCCGTATACTATAGAAAAAATAGATTATGAAAATCCTTACATTAGATAATCGAACATATGCGTTAGAAAAAATCCCGGAATGGGTCGATGAAAAATTAAGATTTGCAGTATTAGATAATTCAAACCCAGAAGAGCCCGATTTCTTTTACATACCTTTAATATTTTTAGAATCATTTAATGCTCCTGCGGCAGTATTACAAATAGGTGATCACAAAATAAAAATGCCATTAGATTGGAAAATGTTAATAGGAGAACAAGGACAACCCGAAATGCACGTACTACCAATTACAAGTTTAAATGATAGAGGCTTTGATGCATTTACATTTAATCCTTTATCTAGTAGTAAACCCGATTTCTATCCAATTGATGTTATTGATATCTACACTGAAGTAAAATGGTACTTTCCTAAAATGAAATCAGGACAACTACTTGCGGTACCATTACAAAATGGCAAAAAACCTATATGTGCTTATTTTGTAAAAGATATTTCAAGACAATGTGAACAAATTGATTATGGCTCAGTATGGTAAAAGGAACTAAGGTAAAAATAAAAGCACCGTTCATGGATATACCTGTAGGTGAAGGAGGTAAAGAATTACCAATACTAATGGATAGAAATTTTATGAACAACCTTATGGAGTACATACAAAAAAAAGAATTAAAAATGATTCATTGTGATGTTGTAAAACATCATGTAGTATTAGAGTTTATAGATAAACTTGAAGCAACAAGATTTGCATTAGGATACGCAGAAATATATGCCAAAACAGAACCGGAAATTTTTTGAATTAAGAAACGGATTAAAAGCCGTAGATTTTCGTAATAAAGACTATTATGATAGAATAGATAACCTTGAAAAATCTTTGTATTCACCTTATATGTTAATGAGATATGCATCTTGTGTAAGTTCTAAAGATAAATTTTATGTAGAACATTATGTTGAAATGATTAATGAATGTGTAAACAAACATTGTTTTACTCTCGGATCAAAGCATAAAAAATTATTATGGATACTAACTGCTATGTGTGGAGCATTAAAACAGCAATTTCATCCATGGATAAAACCTATGAAACGTGTACCGAACAAATCTTTAAAACAACTATTAACATTATATCCTAATGCTAAAGAAAATGATTTAGAAACACTAGACATTGTTATAACAGACAGAGAACTAGAAGAATTATTAGAAGCACATGGAATCGAACCAAAATAAATGCACCTATTGTGGTAAGACATTTGCACGTGAACGAACATTACAAGTTCATTTATGTGAGCCTAAACGTAGACATTTACAAAAAAACGAAAAATGGGTGCAAAATGCTTTCATGGTATATCAAAGATTTTATGAGATACATCAGCACACAGGCAAAACAAAAACATATGACGAATTTTGCAAGTCTTCTTATTACAATGCATTTGTAAAATTTGGCAGATACGTTATGCATATTAATCCATTATATCCCGAAAAATATATTGACTATGTAATATTATCAAAAGTTAAACTAGACCACTGGGCTCGTGATGATTTATATGAAGCATACCTTATTAATGCTCTTAAAAATGAACCAGTTGAAGCGGCACTACAAAGAAGTATTGCAACTATGATGGATTGGGCAGAAGAACAAAATGCACAATGGTCTGATTATTTTAGACTTGTGAATACTACTCGAGCTGTACAACATATTCAACAAGGAAAAATATCTCCTTGGCTGTTACTTGGTTGCTCTGCAGGTAAAAAAATGTTAAACTTATTTACAGACGAACAATTACAAATGACGCAAAGGTATATTAATCCAGAATATTGGGCAAATAAATTTAGGAGTTATCCAGCAGATCATTTGTTTGTACAAGAAACAGCCAAGGAGGCTCGCATTGAGTAAACTAGATATCGAAGTAACAGATGAATTAAAATTTGAAGTTGGTGATTGTTGTATTATAATAAAACCCAACGGAACAATAAGAAAAGTAATTTTACCAGAAATGAATAATAGAGTACCACAAACTGCAGGATATAAAAAAATGTTGAAAGTAATTGATATATTAAAACCTGGTGCAAAGAAAAATTTTACTGATTACAATAAAAGGAAATTACACTAATGCCTGATGTAGACATAGATTTTTTTGATAGAGACGGTGTGTTAAAACTTTTTAAACACGCACCAGCATCTATTATTAAAAATGAAAAAATTGAAAAACATAAAACTGGAGTTTATTTTCATGCAGTTCCAACTGATCCTATTAATGGACACGCAACACTAGATTATAAAAAAGCCGATGATAGAGGTTATTTTAAAATTGATTGTCTTAATGTAAACATCTACAAAAATATAAAATCTGAACAAGAACTTGTAGAATTAATGATACAAGAACCCGATTGGGATATATTAAAAGATCAAAAAATTGTAGATCAACTATTTCATTTAAATGGACATTTTAATATTGTATCCAAACTAGAACCTAAAAACATTGAGCAACTTGCGGCTGTATTAGCAATTATACGTCCAGCAAAAAGAGGACTAATGTATAAAGACTGGAAAGAAATATTAAAAGAAATTTGGGTTAAACCAACTGATGGTAGTTACTTTTTCAAAAAATCACACGCAGTTGCTTACGCTCATGCAATCGTAGTTCAGATGAATTTGATTAAAAGAGCTAAATATAACTTTAGTGCAACACAGGAAACGTAAAAGTACTAAAAAAATCAAACCACAAACTGAAACTCTACCCACTGAATTTACTGACGTTGAATTAGTTAGATTAATGGATCGAACTATTAAAACTAGACGTCCAGCAAAAGTACTGTGCCGTGGCACAGAAATTGACGAAGATTGGCTTTGGGATATTTTTCCAACATGGAAAAGTAACTGGCAGAAAAAAGGTTTGAAAATGAGATACAATAAAAGACAACATTGTATTTTTTTGAACTACTCTAAAGAGTTAGCAAATGCTTATCAGGTGTTTTTAAAATATACTAGGTAGGTCTTCTTACTAATTGGATTGTTCTTCGTTTTACCCGTTTCTTCGAAATTTCAGAAAGTCGTACAGTTGGGCCATGCACAATTTCAATATCTTTAGCACTTAAAGTAATTAACGTAGAACGGAAATATTTAAAATCTCCTTTAAGAAATATATTAATTGGTATTTTTCTATTAGATTCATGCCACCAAATTTCACCAGACTTAAGATATCTCATCTTATCTTGTGGACTCATGATTCTACCATAGTCATAGAAACTTATGACATGGTTATCTTGATTTTGTACAATACCAACAAATTCCATGTCGCCTTTACGAATAAGGCTTAAAAATGGAAATTTATCCTTCAATGTGTTAAAAATTTCATTCATCGTGTATCCATAAATACTGTTAAATATGTACTATGCAAACAGTCTCAAGGTATTTACTATCAAACTTGGTAATTGGTTATATAAATGGTTACCATGGAAGGAATTCAAAAGTGTACGATAGACGTATAACACTACATAAAGGGGTATCTAATCCGGTAAGTTTTACTTTTAAAAACGAGGATCAGAAAGCTCAAGATATTACTACCAAAACATATGAATTTAACATAATTGATTCTGAAACTAAAAAATCAGCATTAACACGAAATTTAAGCATATTAGACGACGGTTCTACAGTATCAACCAAAGGTACAGCATCGATTACAATATCTGAGGGCGATCTTTTAGATTTAGATGCTAAATTTTACAACTTTTCAGTTAGAGAAGTTAAGTCAGATAATTCTCGAGAAATTACATATGCTGACACTGGCTACAATGCCGCAGGTACTTTGGAAATACTTGATGGTGCATATCCTGATGCTGTTAATAGCACAAGTATATCTTCTTTTACAGTTACAGACGGACCATTAGCAAAAACTTCAAGTTCAATTGATGCTAAACCAGGAATAAACAATAACAAAGCATTACACACAATTGCAGTATATACTAAAAACTTTTCAGGTGCTTTAAGAGTACAAGGTACAATGGCTTCATCTCCTACAGGTGCAGACTATTTTGATATTACCTTGGATGGACAATCATCTCCTGTAACTTTTTCTAGTTCTACCACTGTTACCAACTATAACTTTTATGGTGTTTACACAAACGTAAGATTTAGTTGGGGTAATGATACTGGTAATAACGGAATCATTGACAAAATCCTATATAGACAGTAAAATAGTAAAGTATGAACCTGATCCAGAATACAATTCTGAATTCGTTACCTGCGAATAAAAAGAAAACACCTTCCGGGTGGCTATCTTTTAATGCACCCTGTTGTATACACAACGGGGAAACCCAAGATAAAAAGAAACGTGGCGGAATAATGACATCAGCTGATGGCACATTATCTTACCATTGTTTTAATTGTGGTTATAAAGCATCTTATGTCATTGGGCGAAAACTATCTCAAAAAATAAAACAATTCATGGCGTGGCTTGGCATAGCCGACGACACAATTAAAAAACTTGCCATGGAGGCTATGCGTCACGAAGAATCTAACATAACACAACCACGAAGAAGATTTGTAACATTTAAAAAAACAGAAATGCCAAAAAATGCACACCAATTATCTTTTTGGTTAGAAAAATATGTTGCAAAAGATTTAACACAACCACAATGGGAAAAAATAGATACTATATTAAATTATTTAAAAAGTAGAGGCATTGGTGCTGATTGGTACGATTTTATGTATTCTCCTGTTTCAATTTGGGATATAGATAAAAGATTATTAATTCCATTTTATTGGAAAGGAGATATTGTAGGCTATACAGGTAGAATATTTGAACAATCAAACAAAATAAAATACTATACTGATGTACAACCAGGCTACGTGTTTAATATAGATGCACAGGATTGGACAAGAAAATTTGTTATTGTAACTGAAGGACCGTTTGATGCTATTGCTGTTTCTGGTATTAGTATATTAGGATCAGAAATAAATGATGTACAGCGAGAAATAATAAACGGACTTGGTCGTACAATTATTGTTGTCCCAGATCGAGACAAGCCTGGAGAAAAATTAGTTAATCAAGCAATTGAATTTAATTGGAACGTAGCATTTCCTGAGTGGGATAATTCTATTGACGATGTTGCTGATGCAGTTAAAAAATATGGAAGATTGTTTACTATACAAACTATTTTACGATCTACAGAATCAAATAAATTAAAAATAGAATTAAAAAGGAAAATGTATGGCTAAAGAAATAAAAAATTTTATTTCAGAAATCGAACTAGAAAAAATTGTAAAGATTATGTCTAAATTGCCTACAGGATGGAAATATAAAGATACTGTTGGCACAAGTATCGGTATAGGTCATCCCTTAAGAAATTGGTTTAACAAACTTGTTTTTAAGAAAGTACAGAAAATTTTTGGCGATAAATGTAAAATGCTTTTTTCGATGTACTTAGACGAAGATGATCCATTCAAGATACATAGTGATTATTTTCATAAAAGGATAGGAGAGCCATTTATAACTTTTCTTATTCCGTTAAGTGTAGACAACAATAAAAATAAAGTACATCTAGCAAAATCAATAGTTTTTGACCAAATTGATACGTTTGTTGACAACGATATTCACACTAAAAAATCTTATACTCATGATTTTAAAAAAATATATAACAAACCTTTAGATAACAACGCTTCTTATCTCCATGAAACGGAATTAGCTCATCTTGATAAGAACGATTTAAAATTCTTATCAGTCAAAAAAGTTTTACCGTGGACAAGGGGTAATGCCATATACTGGGAGGCAAAATCATTACATTGTAGTAATGATTACAAACAAAAAGGAATGACAAGTAAGCAGGCAATTGTAATTCACACATATAAGGAAGAAGAATAAATGATTAGTTGGCATATTGAACCTACTAGTAAATGCACGTTAGAATGTCCTTTGTGCGATCGTACTTGGTTTTATGAAACATTTAAAAAAAGATTAATACACGAAATAAATGTTGATAACCTTGTAAATTTTTTAGGACAAAATGCAGACATTTCATTTTGTGGAAATAATGGTGATCCAATTTATCATAACAAATTTATAGAATTATGTTCAAAATTAAAATCCAATAATTGTAAAATTTCAATTACAACAAACGGTAGTTATAGAACAATCGATTGGTGGAAAAAACTTGCACAAATACTAAATGAAACCGATAAAATTACATTTAGTATAGACGGTTTAGAAGACACAAATCATTTATATAGAAAGAATTCTGATTGGAAAATGCTAATGGATGCTGTTCTTATTATGGCCAATTCTAATACACCCATTGTTTGGAAATTTATAGTTTTTAAACATAATCAACATCAAATAGATGAGGCCAAACAAGCAAGTAAAGACCTTGGCTTTGTTGATTTTATGTTAGAATATAGTGATCGGTGGCTTGATCAAAAAGATTTAATGCCCGATAAAAAATACGTGAACCAACATCTTACACATCAAGAAAAAGTTTTATCAGATAGCAATTATACGTTTTCTATGCGACCTAAATGTTTAAAAAATGATTTACCAAACAACCATTTATACATTGACGCTGAAGGTAATTTTTATCCTTGTTGTTGGTTTGGTACATATAGATATAAGTTTAAAAGTTTGTTCTCACCTAAAAACGGTGATTTTAACATAGCAAAATATTCTAGTGCAGACATTTTAAACAATGAGAAAATAAAAGATTTTTTTAATACAACAAAAGACTTTAACTCTGCTCACGAATGTTGTAAAATACAATGTGGAGGAAAATATTCGAAGAAGATTTGGGAATATGGAGTAAACAATGGCTGAATATACATTTGACGTACAAAAACTTTATTTAGAAATGCTATTAGCAGATGCTGAAGCATTTGCTAGAGCACAAAATATTTTTACTCCTACGAGTTTTGATAGACGATTACAACCTATTGCAAAATTTATAAAAGATTATGTTGACAAATATAAAGTTATGCCAGAGGTTAACCAAGTTAATGCAAAATTTGATATTAAATTAAAATCAGCAAAAGATTTAGATCCATCTCACTTCACATGGTTGTTAGATGAATTTGAAACGTTTTCCAGACACAAGGCACTAGAAAGTGCAATACTTCAATCCGCGGACTTACTTGAAAAGGGCAACTATGCTCCAGTAGAGGATATGATTAAAGATGCAGTAAGCATTGGATTGACTCGTGATCTTGGTACAGACTACTTTGAGGATCCGAAAGGTAGACTTGAGTTCTTAAAGAACTCTCACGGACAAGTCAGTACAGGTTGGCCAGCAATAGACAGAAAACTCTTCGGAGGATTTAGCAAGGGAGAACTAAACATCTTTGCAGGTGGATCAGGCGCAGGCAAAAGTTTATTTTTACAAAACCTTGCTCTTAACTGGGCACTGGCTGGCTTGAACGTAGTTTATATTTCTTTTGAATTATCAGAAGAATTAGCGGCAATGAGAATGGATGCAATGGTAACAAACATACCAACAAGGCAAGTTATGAAATCAATGTCTGATGTTGAGATGAAAGTTAAAATGGTTAGTAAAAAATCCGGTCATTTACAATTAAAATATCTTCCGGCAAGTTCAACTATAATGGACATTAGAACTTACATTAAAGAACTTGAACTTAAAAATAAAAAGAAAATTGATGCTGTACTAATTGATTATTTAGATCTCATGATGCCAAAAAGCAAAAAAGTATCTCCAAGTGATTTGTTTGTAAAAGACAAATATGTTTCAGAAGAATTAAGAAATTTTGCAGTAGGAAACCAATGTTTATTAGCAACGGCATCACAATTAAACAGAGCTAGTGTAGAAGAAATGGAATACGATCATTCACATATAGCAGGTGGTTTATCTAAAGTACAAACAGCAGATAACGTAATTGGAATATTTACAAGTAGAGCGATGAGAGAACGTGGCAGGTATCAAGTGCAATTTATGAAAACAAGATCAAGTTCTGGTATGGGACACAAAGTTGACTTAGAATTTGATGTGGATACATTAAGAATACGAAACTTAGAAGAGGAAGAAGACCAGGGACAATTCCATTATAAAACATCAGAAGTATACAAAACACTTAAACAAAAATCTAAAATAACACCAACTGATGCAACACCTGAACTAGATCCTACTAAAGGCGAAACTATGGGTGTTAAACAAAAAGCAGAAGTCGAAGGTGGCAAACTAAGAAAACTACTATTAGATTTACACTCAGACGAAGAGCAATAATCCATTATAAACGCATTTATCCACTATTTTTTTACCATACCTTATGTTTTTGGTAAATACAAGCACGTTTTAAAATAAATTGAAATACAAGGAGTGATTCAATGAAAAACATCAAATGGTTAATCGCACACCAACCGGAATATTTGTTTCTTAGAACTGCGAAAGCATTTGCAAAAATGCTTGAAAAGGTACTCCCAGAGTACAAAATAGAGATATTGACAACTGAGCAATATCTAAAACAATCTCCAGAATTCAAAAGAGAAGATATTGTGAATTTAGTTGAAAAAAACGAAATCCAAATGTCTCAAACTGAAGTATGGGAATTAGAAAATCATACGTATGATAAAAACTTTTTAGTTTTTGATATGCCATGGTTATTCAAAGACCACGGTCATGCTAGAAGAGTTTTAGAAGGACCAATTGGACAAGCAATCAACTCTAGACTTGTAAAACAAACAGGTGTTAGAGGATTAGCATACACATACTCAGGTGGTTACAGAACAGTTGGTATGGAAAACACACCAATTAAAAACTTATCTGATTTAGCAGATAAAACAATCAGAGTAAACGGAAACCCAATTACTCAAGAATTTTGGGCAAACTTTACAAATACTACGAGAGTTAAAACACCAAGACTAGGTGGAGAATTAAGTGATCTAGAACTTCCAAAAGGCGTTGACGGAAAAGATACAACATATATTAGATTCCAAAATGCTAAAAGTTTCTTGAAGTCAGAACACTCTTTATTCTTAACAGACATTCTTATTAGTGATGCGTTCTTCCAAAGTTTATCTAAAGAAGAACAAGATATCTTTACTAACACTGCCTACAAAGCGGCAAGATTAGAAAGAAAATGGTCACAAGAAGATGCTGAACAGTTTGAAAAAACTGCTAAAGAAAGAGGTTGTGAAATTGTTGAATTAAGCGAAGAAGATAAAACAACAATGAAACAAGAAGCCGAAGAAATTTATACTAAATGGGATAAGAAATTTAGCCCAGGTCTTTTAGACGGTATAGCAAAATTACAGTAAATTAATTTACAAATTAAGGCGGCTTTATGTCGCCTTTTTTTGTGGCGGTGGCTAATTGCATTTAAATATCCATATGCAATTACAAACGTTATGGTCAGATTTTTCTACAAAGCAACTAGACTATATTACCAACATTATTAAGAACAGTGATGCTAACTCCATATGTGAACTTGGCACATTTGTTGGTACTAGTGCTAAACATATTTGGGATGGTATTAAAGACACCGACAAAAAATTATACCTTGTTGACAACTATTTTTTCCTACCTAAAAAATATAGATCGCATTTTTTTAACACTGTAAAGAATTCTATAGACAAAGACACAAAAAACATTATTCCTATATTACAAAGTAGCCACAAGTACGATTGGACACAACACGATTTTATAATTTTTGGTCATCATGATTACGATCATATGCTACCTGACTTTAATATACTTTTACAAAGTAATGTAAAATACGCAATAATTGATATTAATTCTAGGTGTTTTGATAGATTTAATTTATTATTACACTCGGTTGTAACACAAGAATCTAATTTAAAATTACAATATTATATTGATGGCATTTTTGTTTTAGGTAGAGAAAAATTAAAGTGTACATTACCTACTAAAAATAAATTATTTTTTCATCAACAAATTAAGTGTATGCCAAAAGGAACCGGAACATATTTACAAGCCATCAAAGATATACAAAATATGTTAGGAATTGAAAAATGATATTAAAAGAATATATCGAATGGACTAAAACTATAAACGATTATGAAACTGCACCCAACGTTGCAAATACAAAGGCCTGGGGTTTTAAAAAATTAAAAAAAGTAAATATTCCGGAAATAAAAATAGAAAATGCTACAGAAGGAGATGAAGGCTATTGGAGTTTTAGAAACGAAAAACTAACAGAATGGGCAAGAGAACAATGGGAAGATTTAACATTTCTCGAGGCAAAAATACAGATACAAACCCCCGGGCAAGTCTGTAAACCACATTTAGATTTTTTAGGATATTACTTAGAAGATATATGTATGGCACATCCAGGTTTACTAAAACTAAAACATTCATTAGATGCTCCAGCAATAGATATATGGCGTATGTTTATTGCCGTAGAAGATCGGGTTTGGGGACAACGATTTGTAATTAATGACTGGGATTGGATATGGAAAGCAGGAGATTGTATACGATTAAACAACTGGCAAGCACTCCATTGGACGAAAAATACAAGTTCGGTCGACAGAACAATTATTAAAGTAACAGGAGTTAAATTTTGAAATTTTTTATTTCTAATAAAGAAAAATTAACTAACAAACACGGACAGTGGTATTGGTGGGCAGATAAAAAGTGTAATGTAACACAAAACGAAGAACACCTTGTAATTTACTCTGGATATGTTATTGAAGAACCTATAGATGAAATTGTTTTTCGAGATCCCCATTTATTAGAAAATTCAAACGGTACATTTTGGGCAGTAATTTTAACAAAAACATCTGTAAAAGTTATAGTTGATTACTTCTGTCAATCTAAAATTTTTTATCGACAAACAGACAGAATTGAAATTACAAACGCAATACATTTGTTTCCGTTTAATTCAAAAGATATTGATATGCCGGAAGTAATGAATAGACTTAATGTACCAGAAAAAGAACGAAATTATAAAGCATTAACAACGTTTGAACGTTGGGAACCATTTATTTTAGACTGGGCCTCATACACTGACATAGCTCCTAGTTTAGGAATAAGACAATATTCTCCGTCCAAATGTAAAACTATTTTTAAAAATACTTTTATATTAGAACCCGATCATTGTTTAGAAATTGTTGATAATATTCTTAAGATTAAAAGAATTCATAACACACACAAGTCAATTCTTAATGCATTAAGTCCAACGATACCGGCATTTAATACAAGTACAGAAATTGAAGAATATATTCATTTTTGTATGGATAGTCATGCATCAGTTATCAAACAAAATTATAAAAATATTACTAGCAGTATAAGTGAAGGCATTGATTCTGTTTTACAGGATCAATATTTTCCTGATTCTAAAAAAATTATGTATCACTTTGCTCCTTCAAATGGACCGTTTGATTACAAGCAAAAAACTAACAATAAAACAAAAAATAAAAATATACAAGTTGACCATTTTCCTTTAGACAAAGATAGCATAAGCAAAATTGCTAGTGAAGTTATGAACGACCCTAGTTGTTTTTATTGGGATACTCTTCCCTCACAATGGCAACTTGCAAACATGAAAAGTAAACCTGATGTTTTATTATTTGGGCAAAACGGAGACAATATGTTTATGCACAAACCGTTTTTCTATTACGAATATATGTTTGCTAAACAGATTCCAAAAAAAATATCTATACAACAAAAATTAGAAGAATTTAACAAAACACTTGACGATTTTAAGGATTGTTATTCGTCTAGAGATAATTTGTGGAGTCAACCTGTAAAAACTTGGCGAGAAGCATTCCACGACATGACTGAAGAAGAATTAATAAAAGAATTAGAATCTGACAAAGAAGATGCATGGAAAGATGATTTTGCAAGAAAAAATACGCCTGGTTTATATAATAGAGAAATTTCACACGCAGGAGATACACTAGTTACGTCTTTATATTGTGATAAAAGAATATTTTATAAAGTAATGAGTATGCCTGAGAACATTATGCTTGAAAGTATTAAAGAAGCACAAATACAAAAAAATATTTTAAAATCTAAATTTAATTACACATTTGAAACACCGTATAAAGATCAAGCAGAATTTAATGCAGTACATATAATTAAACCAATGTATATGAACGGTATGAAACACTGTTTAAAAAATCATTTACCAGATGCGTAAATTTTTATAAATGCGTAAAATTAAAAATACGCGAAGCGTAAAATAATAGCGTAAAAAGGTTTCTCCCTCCTCTGATCTAGATAATTAAGTATAAATTATGAGGACAATACCATGGGTATACATCACACATATAAGTCACAAGCCGGCGAACGAAAAGCTAAAAAACAAGCTAAACAAATGGAACGCCAACGACTTTCTCGTAATAGACAACTCTTAAAACAACAACAACAAACAAATAATGACTCGTATGTCGTGCCTGATGGTGTTACACTAACACTAGATATGATAACAACTCCTAATAAAAATGGCAAAATTTAGTATTAGCAGTCATGAAATTTATCGATTTCCTTGTATTGGTGTGTGTAGCATTGACGACGATAGTGGCTACTGTTTTGGGTGCAGTCGCACTGAAGAAGAAGTATATAAGTGGGAAGACCCAAACACTACAGACGAATGGAAAAAGAAAAACGAAGAAGAATTAAAAAATAGATGATAAGCAACTACACAACAAGCCTCGCCACGTATCTATATGAACGTATAGATGAACACCAAGCAAACCAGGAAGTAAGGCGTACACACCCAATGGCATGGCCAACAGGTTTGTACTTTACTACGCAACACTTGGCAAAATGGATAGAGGAGCATGATAAATCAGAGACTATTTGATTGGTATAAAATAGATACTAACAAAAATTTACAAATTAAAAACATATGCCCTCGACCATATGATACTCTTCTTATAGATAAAAACGGATCTTGTTATGCTTGTGAGTGTACATCTTGGTTGCCACAAAGCATAGGAAACTTACAATTAAAATCATTAAACGAAATAATTAATTCCAAAACACACAAACACTTACAAGAGTCTGTTGCAGACGGAACTTATCGTTATTGTAATGAGCATCAATGCTCTTATATGAAGTCTGGTGCTGTATTGCATGGCCAGCCGGAACGCATACAGCATTTAAGACTTGCTATAGATGATAGTTGTAATTTAAGATGTCCTAGCTGTCGTAAAGGTTTAATATTTCATAAAGAAGGTTCAGCATATACATTAGGAATTAAACTTGCAGACAAAATAAACGATTGGTTATACAATTATAAACATCCAATCCAAGTCCACATAGGATCAGATGGCGATCCTTTTGCTTCACACGTATATAGACACTTCATGGAACAAACTCCAGAGCGAGATAATATAAAGTATTCCATATTAACTAATGGACTTATGTTTAAAGAGTTTCATACTAAAGTACCTTACGTTATTAACAATTTACAAGAACTAGGTGTTAGCATAGACGGTGCAAGTAAAGAAACATATGAAAAATTAAGACTAGGCGGCAATTGGAATAAAATTAATGAAAACCTAGACTGCATATCTGAATTAAAAGAGAAACACAATTTTAGATTTACATTATACTTTGTTGTACAAAAAAACAACTATCACGAAATGGAAGATATTACACTGCTAGGTAAAAAATATAATGCTGATAGGGTTTGGTTGAGTCGAATACAAGACTGGAATACATTTGAAAATTTTGAAGAACATAACATATTCAACACTGCACATCCATTAAATTCTGAATATCTAAAACAACTAAACAAGTTAGAAGAATTTTCTAAAACTTCAAACGGTGATATTTTAGAAGAAGCAACCTTAAGACAACTTCATTAAATTAAACGGGTCTTTTAATGGCATAGTAGCCAACATAATTCTTGGATACTTTGCTTGTGGACCTGGCATCACGCGATGTGGTAGATAACTGTTAAACACTATAGGACACGTATGCATATGATAACGTTCACGCAACGGATATAAATTAGCTACGGTATTATGTATTGCATCGAGATTATAACAATACTCTCCGTCGGTAAATTCATTTAAAATTTCAGGAAACTCACGCAACTTCTCATCAGGTATATCATACCATTCAGTATATACATCCTCAGTATTGTATATAGGAAAATTTATTTTAAAGTTTCTGTCGGGTGCTCCATGATGCAAAACAAATCCTTGTGTCATTGCTTCTGTAAGAACTCCTACTGTGATTTCTTGAATTGGTATTTTTACGTATTGAAAATATTCAATTAAAGCTGGAGCACTGCGAGCCAAGTCTTTGTAATCAATTTTCATCCAGAACCCTTTTGACGTGCGGTCTTCGAGAAAGCCAGTATTAGTGCGTATCCATTGCATTACTTGTTGTTTTATATCTTCGAGATTGTATACAGGTAACTCATGAACTGCTTTGTATTGTGTTTGATTTCCAAGGTAATCTATCATAAAAAAAATATTTATTGCACTACATTTGACAATTAAATATTCAGCAATCATGAAAATAGCAATAACAGGACATAAACGCGGCATTGGTAAAGCATTTGCGGAACAATTATCTACCCGTGGACACGAAATAATTGGTATATCGCGAAGTGATGGAGAGAATATACGTAGAACAATTCACACAGCATCTATAATAGAACCTTGCGATTTTTTTATTAACAATGCAATAAGTTTTTATGCTCAGACTGAATTGTTATTTGAAGTTTGGCACCGGTGGCAACCTTACAAAGATGTTCATTATATCTGGAATATATCAACAAAAATATGTGCTGAGTCACGTGATTTTGAAATAAACGGACTAACCATGAGAGAGTCAATGCAATATCGCAATCAAAAAATGAGCTTGGAACTTGCTCATGAACAATTAAATGCACAGGCCAGCAATATAAAGATGTCTTTGATCCGTCCTGGCAGTGTCAACACACAAAAGTTTAGTCCTTCTGACAGTATTTCGGCTGAGGCATACGTCAAGCAAGTGTTAGAAAACCAAGGAATATTATTATAAATGTTGTCTAGTTGGGGCAATTTATTAAACACGGATTGTCATGTTATAAAAATTAAAGGCTTATACGTTTATCCAATATTTAAAAATGGATCAACGCAACTACTTGCACAAAAAGATAAACTAATTGTTAATAGTAATATTAAAAAATTAAAAAATATTGTTGTTATTTTAAGAGATCCTACAGAAAGATTTATAGCCGGAGTCAACAAAGTAGCTTTTGTTAAAAAAACAACAGTTACTAAAACAATGACAAAAATAAAAAACAACAAACTAATTGATAGACATTTTATTCCACAATTTATTTGGTTGTTACATTTAAAAAAATATTTTGATGGTGATGTAGAATTAACACCAATGTATACATTAGACAGATTATTAACAAACAAAACTAGAGACGAAAGCTGGCCGAAAAATAAAATTACTGTTAATCCTATAAAAAAATTTATCAACATCGACGAAAAAATGATACAAAAATATATGCATAAGAATATAAAACTAAAAACTATTATAAAGGATTTAATAAATGTTTTGCCCAAGAATTAATCATTTTGTTAGATTAAATGACAATGGCACAATTGGTAAATGTGGGCATATGACAAATGCAAAGTGATTTAAAACTTTTAAAGACTTACATAAAAGCCAATGGCTTAAAAAAATTGAACTTGATATGACGTTAGATGCTTGGCCAGAAGAATGTATAAGATGTAAACAAACCGAAGAAGTAACTGGAGAAAGTATTAGAACTAAAAGTATCGAACGACATAAAATATTACATCCACTTAAAGAAGATTATCTAGTTGTTGGTGGAGTATTAGATAACGTATGCAATAGTGCTTGTCAAACTTGTAATGCAAATCTTTCAACTAAAATAGGAAGTTTAGAAAAAAATTATATAAAAACAAACAATCTTCAAACGTTTTTTGGGTTACCACAACACAGAATTTTAGAAGTAGATGTTAATGGCGGAGAACCTACTGCTAGTAAAAATTATAAAATTTTATTAAAAAACTTACCATCTAATACAAAAATAGTAAGAATGAATACTAACGGTTCAAGAATGATTAATGAATTAATTGATTTATTAGAAAATAAAATTATGGTTATTGTTACAATAAGTTTTGATGGTACTGAAAACGTGCATGATTACGTACGGTGGCCAATTAAATGGGAAAAATTTATAAAAACAGTTGCAAAATATAAAAAACTACAAAAACAATACAAACTACTTAAATTAGATTTCTGGACTACTGTAAGTTGTTTAAATGTTGGAGACTTTCCAAATATTATAAAATATGCATCAGATAATAATATTAATCATGCATGGGCATTTTTAAACACGCCCGACGTATTAAATGTAAAATATAAAAATCCATTTACTGTTGATGCAAAAATAGATTTTTTATCAAGCAACAATAAAATGTTACACGAAATGGCTACACATATAGCAATCGAATCCGATAATACAAATGGTGGTGTAATTGATGAACAACCTAACTTAGAACTGTTTATTAAAAAACAAGACTATCTTAGAAAAATTAATATTAATGATTATTTTAATTTTGATGAGAATCTATTCAATAGCAATTCAGCAAACCCTTTATGATGTTTTTCTCCATAATGTATACCATCTTGTGCTATATTTGGATCAGTAATTCTTTCTCTGCGTGATCCTTTTCCAAAATATTGATCCCATGGTGGCCAGCAACTCCTAAGCGTAGCATAATCCATTACATTTAAATTAGCTGGAAGAATAGGTATCTCTTCTGCAAAACAGTGAAATACTTTTGCATGATTATGGTCAGCAAATTTTTGTACAAAAAAAAGATTTTTTAAAAAATTTTGATGATCTGTAATATCTGTTTCGTATCTTAATTGTTTGTCTCGACCAAATAAATGGATTGGAATTTTATCTAAATGTTCTCTTCTACTAACACTTGGCCAACAACAAATAATAATTTTAGGAAATAAAACTTTTTCTGTTCCATATAAAATACGAACCATTTTATCTGCCGAACACCCTGGTACCGCTAGATTCCAGTACCTTAATAATTTTGTATTATGTTTTGATAAGTGGGATACCCAATATGTTTCTTCTGCATGACCAACTCCAAAGGTATGTGAACATCCTAATATAACTACATTCTTTTTCCCTGCGGGTAAAGGAGCAAATTCTGGACAACGATAGCCAAACGAATTTACTTTCATTCCTTCAGCATTATTGTTTACAGGAATTTCTTTATCTGAAAAATGCCCAATATTCATTACGTACTTCCTCGTGACAATTCCATTTTACGTTTTAATTGATGTTGTATGAATACTTCAATAAAGCTCATTTTACCGGGCAATACCTTACCATATTTTATTCTTGCTATGGTAAGATGTTTTGCTTTAGCATAACATTCCATAAGTGCTCTTGTTTTGATATAACGTATTTTTAAAGCATTGTTGTCATGCAAATATTTTACAAATGGGGATTCATCTATTATAAGATTCTTTGCTAATTCTATTGGACAATGTTCGTTGTAACCTTTTAACTCCATTGTAAAGAACCATTTCATATACGTAATTATAAAGAGATCATGGCGGTCTGTACGGGAATCGAACCCGTGATCTTCTCCGTGACAGGGAGACGTGTTAACCGCTACACTAACAGACCGTTATGGTCTATTCAGTTACCACTGGACAGTTTGGATTTGCAATTGCATCTTCCAAAGCTGAAGCACTAGCATTCAGTTGTGATTCTAAATTAGCAACTGTACTTTCTAATTCTCCTCTTAGAGCATCAGAGTCGTTCAGTCTAGCATTAACCGCCACTGAATCGGCTTCCAAACCTGCAATTACAGATTCTAATCCTGCTATTGCGTCATTGCGAACTGCTATTTCGTCTGACAATGATTCAGTTAGAGTTGCTGACGCCGAAATTTCATCGTTAGCATTAGACAAGTCTGCTTCTAAATCTTTAACTGTTCCTGCTTGATTTGTTACAATAATCAACAAAACAACAACGAGGATAAAATAAAGCCACGGTGCCGGTTTTGCAATTAATTTTTTGATTGTTTCCATAATAATATTATTATATAGTACTATTATATAACAATACAAGAATAATCTTTGGTGGACCGAATGGGATTCGAACCCACGACCCCCTGAATGCAAATCAGGTGCTCTCCCAACTGAGCTATCGGCCCGTAGTATGTATCCAAATCGTATATTACCAAAATCACCAAAATCACCAAACGTACCAAACAGCTACCATGCCTGGACATGGTACAAATCTGCGTGTGTGGTGCCGACACAGGGACTCGAACCCCGAACCTACTGATTACAAATCAGTTGCTCTACCAATTGAGCTATGTCGGCTATCTATATATTATACTATAACTCCTAGAAAAATCAACCGTTTAAAGCGTTATAGAGCGGCGTACACGCATGGTAAAGGCTTATCAAGTGTCTTTATACATAAGCAATATTACCATGCAATCCTTACATATCTGAGTTGTAAAAAACACATAAGTAATACTACCATGAGAGATAAAATACATTTAATTAAACATTCAGAACAACTTGCTGAAACTAAAAAAGAAAAAATACTATTCAGAACTCAACGTCAACCCGTTGAAGCAGGTGCTCATGGTACTTTAGATTACACAATTAAAAAAGGTGTAAACAAAAATAAAATCGCAGACGACAGAATCATTAAAAGCAAATAAAAGTCTTAAACTATTAGTTGTAAATAATAGCATGAAACAGATGTTAAAGAAATTTTGGAATTGGAAAATAAAACTAATTCGTGACTACCCAGTGTGGTGTGCATATGCGGCCTGGCTGGAAGGAATTATAATCGGAATATTAATCTATCATTTTTGGATGATGGATGTATTAAGTTGTTGCAATGGATAAAAAAATAGAACGAAATATAATATGGACTCTCGCCGTAATATTAATTTTAGTTGGCGTACTTGGTTGCGTTTCTATTCCAACAACTAATTTAAATCCTAAAAAAACTACTCCACTTGATACTATAATAATAATGAAAGATCTTGGTACTGCACTTGGTTGTGCGTTTGTTCCAAATGATCCTGCTTGTCAAAGAGAACCACTCGAATTACATACAAGGTAATTTAAATTGCTAATCGATTTTCTGTAAAATCTAAACCTTCTAACTCTTTAGGTTTACCCAATGGATACGATGGCTCTAGTCTGAACTCTTCGCCTGTATCGTCGTTCTTGCAACCAGCAACTAGCCAATCCCATTTAAACTGACCGTCTACAACAAATTCCCACATAACATCATAGGTTCCGTTATTCCTTGTCTGTAAAGTAAGTTCTGTTTTACAGGCTTCCATTGTATCATATGTTTGTTGCATTTGAAACGTTTGTTGTGTTGCTATTGGATCTTGTGTTATAAGATAAGCAAGAATTAAAATTTTATACATATAATTAAAAAACTATATCTTTACCTTCTGACTTATTACAATATTGCATATTCAAAACGAAATTTAACCCTGACGATTTAAAACAATGTGAATATGATTTTTGTTTTATTTTATGTTTAAAATTTGGTGCGAATTTGTCTAATGTTGTGTAATTTGTTAATTTTACATAATGTACCGGTGACTCATTAATATGCGTTGCTATGCTTGGTTCATTTTTGTGAATTGGTGTATAAGGTCTAATTGATTCTTTTTCAACATGAATTTTCTTTTTACCTAGGAACCAGTTTCCTTTATCTTTTGGTAGGAACCCTCCAAAATCATTTAAAGATTTATTTGCAATTTCGAAACTAGTAATCGATAATTCTTTATTTTTAAAGTGTTTTTTAAGACGTTTTTCTGTATATTTGTTTTCAACAGCCGCGTACATATGTTGACTTATTGTTTTACCAGTTGATTTATGTGATGCTAAATTAACAAGAGCACTTGCCGCCTGATGCTCATATTTTCCAGTAGCTGTTGCTATTGCACCATTAATTGAAAGACTACCTTCAAGGGTAGATACCAGTGGAAGACCCGAACATCCATTTAAAAACGTTACTAATAGTATTGCGCCTAATAACCGTTTCATAGTCAATTATTTAAACTCCTATTAAATTAGTTATAACTATATATTACTCTGCAATTTGATTGCATTGTTCTTTTGTTGCCTTCAATCCATCTTCAGAATTAAATAACCAAACATAAGAATAAACAACCTGATCCCCATCAATCACACACTTCTTACCATAAGAAAGTGTTGGATTTTTTACAGAACAAGCTGTTAGCAAAACAGTTGCAAATAATATAACAACTAATCTTTTTATAAATGTATTTATCATAATATACACACATAATAACACATATCACGATACAGTCAACCACGAAAAATAGCAAATAATTAACAATAATGCAACCATTTGAACAATCTCCTTACTGGAAAACCTTACAACCTATCATTGAGAGTGGAGCAATTCGGGCCGCTATTGACGGCGTTTACAAATATCCTTATAGAATAAATTTATATCCTGGCGCTAGTTGTATGTTCAAATGTTTATATTGTGGACGAAATTATGATGCTGTTATAAAGAAAAGTGAAAATGTATACAAACAAATTATAGAACAAGACGATGGTAAAGATAAGAATCGATTCGGTATTACCGGAGGATTAGAGCCTCTTACCAGTCCTTACATTAATGATATATGTAAAGATTTAGTTGATAAAGGATATAAATCTAGAATGATTACTAATGGTTTTTTATTAAATGATAAAATACTATCAAAAAATCCTTACATAAATTCCTTAGATCATTTAAGAATATCTTTATATGGATTAGATAACGAAGAATACGTAGCAACGACCAGACATAACAAAGGGTGGCAAATTGTAAAAGAAAACTTAACCAAGTATAATAAACGAGATGACAAAACTAAATTATTTTTAAACTATGTTCTATTACCAAAACATTTTGAAAATTTACAAAGCATTATAAATTATATACAAGATATAGGCGGTACAAATAATTTGTCGTTAAGAGAAGACTATACATTCCAATATGAAATAAATGAACGAAATAAAATCCAGGATACACTATTGACATTTGACGAACGTATTAAAAAAATGAACACAACTGTTGATTACGGCTACGCTCTTCAAGACGCTATGAATGGTAAAGACACGCATCTAATGAGAGTAACCTATAATGAATTGAGTCCAAAACAAGCTCCACAAATAAAAATCTGTGTAGTTCCTAATGGTAACATTTATTCATACATGGCGGCTGGATTTCCGGATAGGCCGGGAGCATTACGTCATGCATTAGGTAATGTTAATAATAGTTCTATTGAACAAGAATTGAAGAAGCAAGTTGAGGTTGCACCTAGAGAAGATGATATGCAATACTTAGATGCATACAATCATTTAATTTTAAAATATATTCATGAGAAAAGTTCCTAAAACATATTGCCGAATGCCTTTTAAACAAGTTATTGTAGACAAATCTGGCCTAATGAAATTTTGTTATTATAATTTTTTTCCATGGAGAACTAACGCAAAACACGACTATACTTTTCCTGACGATAAAAAACATATTAACGATGTTGACGACATTAATGATTGGTTTCATGGTTCATATATGAACCAAGTGCGTAAATCAATGCTAGAAGGTAAACCTTTAAAAGAATGTATTGGTTGTTATCAATGTGAGGAACGCGGTGAACAATCAATTAGACAAGAAACTAATTACAAATATTTTGAAAAAAATAAAGATGAACCACTAGACAACGTCAAATTAGAAACTTTAAACTTAAAATTTGGAAACAAATGTAACTTGAAATGTAAAATGTGTGACCCGTGGACTAGTAGTAAATTACAAACAGAGTGGGAAGAAATAGGTTGGGAATACAATGATCCAATTGTAAAAAGTTCAACTAAAGATAAAGTTGATTATAACTGGCCAACAAAAGAAAAAAATATTGAAAAATTAAAAGCCATGGCTAAACATTACAAACATATTCATTTCTCTGGTGGCGAACCACTATTACATAAAACGTTATTTGATTGGATGCAACATTGTATTGACAACAACTATGCAAAAAATATTGATTTTGAGATTGTAACAAACGGAACAGTTATACCTCCTCAATTCATTACAATGGCTGAAAAGTTTAATTCTGTTGCAATAATTTTGGGTATAGATGGTTTGGATAATACATTTAACTATATTAGATATCCCGGAAACTTTGATATTGTTGAACGGAACGCAAACTTTTATCATAACTGGTTAAGAAATAAACCTAACTCTAGATTTACTATTAATTTTTGTTTACAAGTTTTTAATTTGCACCACCTTAGTAATTTTATAGAACGATATACTCCTCTTTGTATTAATTCTAAACCCGGAATAATTTACTTAGAAGATCCAGCTTATATGTCTTATAATCTATTAAATGCCAACGATATTAAACAACAAATAAAAAAATTATTAATATTAAAACAATCATCTAACAACGAACCCATGAACGAAATTATACAAGAATGTTTAACTAAACTATCTACTACAAAACAAAACTGGGCCGGCTGGAAAGAATTAAAACAATTTATTACAACGCAAGACAACCACAGGAGTATTAATATTGCAAATTATATTCCCGAACTAGCTCATTATTTTTAATATGAAGGAAGTTTCTAAATCTTATTGTAGAGTACCATTTGATAGTATTACTGTTACGCCAACAGGACGTATGCAAATGTGTTGTGAGGCACAATGGACTGCTTTACTTTCAACAGAGAAAACTTCAATTAAAGATTTAGATAGTATTGACAAATGGTTTAACAGTGATTATCTTAACAACGTAAGAAAATCTATGTTAAAAGGTAAGCTATTACCTGAATGTGTAACCTGTTATAAAAATGAAAAGCTATATGGTAGTTCTATTCGAACTGCTATTAATAAAGAATATTTTGCTAAAAATAATAATACAACAGAATACAGCATTAAAAAAGTAGATTTTAAACTCGGAAACAAATGTAATTTAAAATGTAAAATGTGTTTTCCTTATGCATCTAGTGAGCTTTGGAAAGAATGGAAAGCACTTGGATGGAACAGTAAAGAAAAAGATCCAAACAAAGATACATCATGGAAATATTATGATGGATATTTTAAAGAAGACTATGCATGGCCAAAGAATAAAACCAACATGGACAAAATAAAAAAGGTAGCGGTAAAGAGTAAACTTATTCACGTTACTGGAGGTGAGCCAACATTAAATCCAGAGTTCTTTGATTTATTACGACATTGTATTGATACTGGCGTTGCAAAAAATATTATGCTCGACATTACTACCAATGCAACAAAAATTCATCCAAAATTTTTTGACATGGTACGACAATTCAAAAAACTTGATCTTATTATTAGTATGGATGGTATTGATAAAACGTATGAGTATGTAAGATATCCAGCAGTATATAATACTGTCTACAAAAATATTTTAAAATACAATGCGTTTGTAAAAACATTAAACAAAGATTCAACATTAAGATTTAATTTTGTATTACAAATGTGGAACATACACTCAACTCTAGATGTTATAAAAACACTTACTCCTTTAGCTGTGAACGAAACACAAGTACCTGTAATGATTGAAGTTCTAAACGATCCACGTTTTATGCATTGGGATATTCTTCCAGAATGGTATATTAAAAAAATTGTAGCAAATATTCACAAAGAGAAACAAGCAAACCACCCAGAATTAATTAGATATGGAATATTTGCTTTTGCTGAAAAACTTACAGCATACAAAGAAAGAGACGTAACAGAACTTAAAAAACAGCTATTAGAGTTCACTACTATACAAGATAAACACAGAAGAATCAATTTAAAGGATTATATACCAAATTTGGAGTATTTTTTCCGATAAATACGCACATATATAATTGAAGGAGGAATACTATGTTTTTTACATTAGGATTAATTATAGGATTTGTTCTAGGATGGTGGGTTAATGAGAAAGTTGAAAATCTCGCTGACAAGGTAAATCCTTTGAATTGGTTCAAGAAAAAATAAGGAGAAAACGTTATGCTAGAAGAACTAAAAAACTGGATCTTTAGTATTGCTAGAGATTTCATTGATGGTGCAACTGCTGGTGCAGGAGAACTATGTGATGAAACTGTCGAAACTGCAGGTACAATTTGCGATGAAACTAAAAAAGCAAATGCCAATTTCGTAAAAGCAATCATGGACAGTGTATAATAGTAAGTAACAGAAGGAGAAAACTATATGTGGAAACCAAATCTTAAAGGACTTACTGATAAAGTTAAACAAGCAGGATCAAAAACTGCTGGCTTTGGTAAGGGTCTCGGAACTAAGGCTAAAAATCTTGGTAAAAGTTCTGTAGGTAGAGTTAAAAGACTAAATCCGTTTAAAAAAAATAAGGAGTAGTTTATGTGGAAGTGGCTAGAAAAGTTAGTCGGTGTAAACGACGAACCTTTGGTTTTAACTAAAGAAATCAAACGTGCAAGAACAAAAAAAGGTAGATACAAAGGCGACGATAAATCTACAGACGATTATAATGAAGCATGGGTAGGTGGTAAAGCGCCTAAAAAAAGAGTATATAAAATAAAAGGCAAAAAATACGTGCTCAAAAAAAGAATTAAAACAAATAAATGAAAATAAGCGACCAAACTTCTATATCAATGCCAATGAGAAACTTGCTGTCTATTGTGGCGGCAGTTGCGGTAGGAGTTTGGGCAGACACGAAAAAGCATACAGAGAAAAGAAATCCTGGGAATAACACATCATTAAGTACTACTATATGAAGGAAGAGAACAAAGTACCATTGTTAGCGGTAGCAATATTAATAGTTTTCTTATTACTATGTGTTGCTTGTACAAAAACAAATAAAACTTTTATATTGGACCCTACAATTACATATCCCGAAGAAAGAAATGTATTAGTTGCAGTACCGATAATTTCTGTTGACATTATTCCTCTAGAATAA